GATAATCCGTCGGCGTTGCTAGCTCGTCGTGTGGCTGGTTTGGCTGCGGGTGTGCGGGATTTGCAAAAATTTTAGAAAAGATTAGGGGTTTGTTGTGGGTATTGTGTGTAAAGGGTTTGATGGTGTGTTGACCGAGTATGATTGGGCTCAAATGTCTGGTCTGATGGGTAATATGCCGTCTGTGAAAGGGCCGGACGATTTTCGTGTCGGCACTACTGTTCAGGGTGCCACAGTGTTGTGTGAGGTGTTGCCGGGGCAGGCTTGGGCTCACGGGGTGATGTGCACGTTGAATAGTGTTGAGACGGTGACAGGGCAGCTTCCGGGCCCTGGTGAGACCCGCTACGACTATGTGGTGTTGTCTCGGGATTGGGAGCAGAACATGGCCAAGTTGGAGATTGTTCCTGGGGGGCGTGCGGAGCGTGCCCGGGATGTGTTGCGTGCCGAGCCTGGCGTGTTTCATCAGCAGTTGTTGGCTACTTTGGTGTTGTCGTCTAACGGGTTGCAGCAGCAGCTGGATAGGCGTGCTATAGCGGCTAGGGTTGCGTTTGGGGAGTCTGCGGCTTGCGATCCTACCCCTGTGGAGGGTGATCGTATAATGGTTCCTTCTGGGGCTGTGTGGGCTAACCATGCCGGCGAGTGGATGTTGTTGTCCCCCAGGATTGAGACGGGTTCTAAGTCGATCATGTTTGGTGGTTCTGCTGTGTATGCTTACACGATCCCGTTTGAGCGGCCGTTTAGTAGTGCGCCTGTTGTGGTGGCGTCTATGGCTACGGCGGCTGGGGGTACGCAGCAGATTGATGTGAAAGCCTACAATATTACTAATAAGGATTTTAGTTTAGCGTTTATTACGAATGATGGTTCTAAGCCGAATGGTGTTCCTGCGGTAGCTAACTGGATTGCTGTCGGCGTGTAATGCGCGGCTTGTGTGTGCGGGATATGTTGTGGTGGTTGTAGTGGTAGGGGGCTGTAGTGTCATGGCTTACACCCACACTCGTAGCCTCTATTTGTACCGCTATCGCTACTGTCCTTGGTTCGATTCAGGCGGCTACGTACAGGTCGAAGAAGAGGCTTAGGCAGTTGTCTGCGCAGGTTGATGCGATGGAAGAATACACATGGAATATTCGCCATATTGTTCATCGCTATAACGCGAATCTGCCGGAGAATGTTGAGCCTGTAAAAATGCCTGATTTGCCCGAATTTTTGAAAGATACTGTTGATGGTGGAGGTGAGTAGGGTTGAGGGAGTTGGAGGAGGAGAAGCGGCAGCGCCGCAATTTTGAGAAGGCTTCACTGGTGTTGTTGTTTTTGTCGCTTGTGTTGTTGGCTGTGGTTGCTGGGGGTGCTTTGCGTTTCGGGGCTGTATCCTCTGAGCGGGATTCGGAGCAGGCGAGGGCCCAGTCTAATGGTACGGCGGCTAAAGGTTTGGCTGCCCGTGTGAAGCAGGCGTGTGCCTCTGGTGGGATGGAGTCGGCGCGTCTTCACCGTTCTGGTTTGTGTGTGGATGCTGTGCGTGTTGAACGGAGTGTGCAGGGTGTGCCGGGTCCTGCCGGTGTGCGCGGCCCGCAAGGCCCTGCAGGTGCGAACGGCCGGGATGGTGTTAATGGTTCGGCTGGGCTGGTTGGCCCTGTTGGTCCGCAGGGTTCCCCGGGTTTGAATGGTGTGAAGGGTCCTGACGGGCTGCCCGGTGCTAACGGCAAGGATGGTGTTGCCGGTGTGAACGGGGCTGATGGCCGGGATGGCGTGCCAGGTAGGGATGGCGCTGATGGGGCTGATGGTGGCCGTGGCCCTGTTGGGCCCCCTGGTGTAGCCGGTGCACAGGGTGAGCGTGGCCCTGTTGGGCCTCAGGGGCCGCAGGGTTCTGCCGGTGCCGATGGCAAGGACGGTAAAGATGGTAAGGATGGGCGCTCGGTGGTGTCTGTGTACTGTTCCGGGGGCCGCCTGGCTGTGAAATATAGTGACGGTGTGGCTTCTACAATATCGGGCTCGGTGGCCTGCCAGGGTGTGAAACCATCACCGGTGGTTACCGTATCATCCCACAAATAGAAAGGAGTGGCTGTGATGGTAGTGTTTGGTGGTGGTGTGTGGTGAGATACATTCCTGCAGCGCATCACTCGGCCGGTTCGAATAGTCCGGTGAATAGGGTTGTGATTCACGCGACATGCCCGGATGTGGGGTTTCCGTCTGCCTCCCGTAAAGGGCGGGCGGTGTCTACAGCAAACTATTTCGCGTCCCCATCGTCTGGTGGTTCGGCGCATTATGTGTGCGATATTAGTGAGACAGTGCAATGCTTGTCGGAGTCTACGATTGGGTGGCATGCCCCGCCGAATCCGCATAGTTTGGGTATAGAGATTTGCGCGGATGGGGGTTCGCATGCCTCGTTCCGTGTGCCAGGGCATGCTTACACGAGGGAGCAGTGGCTGGATCCTCGCGTGTGGCCTGCGGTTGAGCGTGCCGCCATCCTGTGTAGACGTTTGTGTGACAAATATAATGTTCCGAAAAGGAAACTGTCTGCGGCTGATTTGAAGGCTGGCAGGCGGGGTGTGTGCGGGCATGTGGATGTGACGGATGCGTGGCATCAGTCGGATCATGATGATCCGGGGCCGTGGTTTCCGTGGGACAGGTTTATGGCCGTCGTCAATGGCGGCAGTGGAGATAGTGGGGAGTTAACTGTGGCTGATGTGAAAGCCTTGCATGATCAGATTAAACAATTGTCTGCTCAGCTTACTGGTTCGGTGAATAAGCTGCACCATGATGTGGGTGTGGTACAGGTTCAGAATGGTGATTTGGGTAAGCGTGTTGATGCCCTGTCGTTGGTGAAGAATCCGGTGACGGGGAAGCTGTGGCGCACTAAGGATGCTTTGTGGAGTGTCTGGTATTACGTGCTGGAGTGTCGTAGCCGTATTGACAGGCTTGAGTCTGCTGTTAACGGTTTGAAAAAGTGATGGTGGTTTGTTGTGGGTAAACAGTTTTGGTTAGGTTTACTGGAGCGGGCGGCTAAGACTTTTGTGCAAACGTTTGTTGCTGTGTTGGGGGTGACTGCGGGTGTCACGTATACGGCGGAGTCGTTTCGCGGTTTGCCGTGGGAGTCTGCCCTGATCACAGCTACGGTTGCTGCGGTGCTGTCGGTTGCTACATCGTTTGGTAGCCCGTCGTTTGTGGCCGGCAAGCCCGGCAAGCCTCAGCTGGATGCGGGTTTGGTTCCACCGGATGATGGGGGCTTGGTTGAGCCGCACTCGGTGGATGTGTCGGATCCGGGCATGATCGAGCCTGTAGACGATGCGGATCTTGGTGTAGGCTATGAGCCTCGGCGTGCAGCCGAGTCTGAGGTTGGCACGGTAGAGTATACTGTTGCATAATTGAATATATGTGTGTGCCCCAGCGGTGCTGCCACGATTGTGTGGTGGTTGCCGCTGGGGCACTCTTTCTGTATATGCGGTGTGGCTATGATTCGTTGCTGTCGATGGTGTCTTCAAGCATCTGATACAGGTGGAGGCAGGTAGAGATCGTATCGCTGGCCTGGTCTAGAATGTTCCGGCCGATAACATTTTTATGGTTGTCGCGGTGGCGGATGATAGCCCACATGATCTCGTCGGCTGCCGCCTGCAATAGTTTTGCCTGGTATGCGATCCCGGCGAGCCAATCTATGGCTTCCTGGCTTGCCTGTGTATCGTCTGGAATGCCACGGGTGTTGCTGTTGCTTGTGGGGTATCCTGCACTGTCGCAAAACCACAGGATTTCGCTGCACTCGTCTAGCGTGTCCTGGTCGATAGCAAGATCGTCGAGGCTGACTTCGTTAACGGTAAGGTTCACATTGTCGAGGGAGATGGGTACACCGTACTGGTTTTCGATATCTGCAACAATGTTTTCCAATTGCTGCATGTTGGTGGGCTGTTGTTGGACGATACGGTGTAACGCTGTGTTGAGGGTGGTGTAGGTGATATTGTGTGTGTTGTTCATGGTTTTATTTCATCCCTGTGCTGTCGTCGCTATCGTCTGGGTAGTATCTACTGTTTGCGTAGCCTGTTAGGGTGATCAGTGTTTGGTCTGCCCACTGTTTCACCGTCTGCCTTGTCACCCCGAGTCGCTGGGCTGCCACCGAATAGGTTTGGTCATACCCGTATACTTCCCTGAATGCTGCGAGCCGGGCTAAGTGTTTCCTCTGTTTGGATGGCTGGCAGGTGAGGGTGTAGTCGTCGATGGCTAGCTGTAGATCGATCATGGTGGCAATGTTGTTTCCGTGGTGTTGTGGCGCGGTTGGTGGGGGTGGCATGCCTGGTTCGACTGATGGTTTCCATGGGCCGCCGTTCCAGATCCATTGGGCGGCTTGGATGATGTCGGCGGTGGTGTAGGTTCGGGTCACTGGTCACCCCTTGAATAGGTTGTCGAGGTTGTCTGGGTTGCTGGTGTTGGTGGTGTCGAATCGTCCGACGCAGTGGCAGTAGTCGTACATGAGTTTGATAATGTGTTGGTGGTCGCCGAGGTAGGTGTTTCCGCTGATGCTGTAGGTGGCTGTGCCGTCTTTACTAATAGTGTATTTGGCGGTGATGGTTTCTGGTGTTTCGGTGTTGGTGATGATGGCGGTGGTGGTGGCGCCTACTGTTTGTAGCCTGGTGGTTTGTGTGCCGTCGTCGAGAATGGTGGTAACCATGAGGGGTTCTCCTTTTAAATGCTTGTTTGGTTGTCGGCTAGATGAATGATATCGGATAAAGGTTTCGGTTGGTCTAGGTGTTGTATGGTTTTGTTGGCTAGCCGTTTGGCTACCCTGTAGCACATTTTGGTGTAGTGTTTGTTGTCTAGGTTGTGGTATTGTTCCCGCACCGCAATATATAGTAGGGAGTCTTGGTAGAGGTCGTCTGCGCTGATTGCGGGGTAGTGTGCGGCTGTTTTGGTGCATGCCCGGTTGAGTGTGCGTAGATGATGGTCTGTGGCCCACACCCACGATGCGGTGGTGGCTAGGTCTGCTTTTGTTGGTCGTCTGCTCATGGCACTATTACCTGGCTATCTGGTAGTTGTTTGGTGTTTTGTTGTTGATAGTGTAGCACACGAGTCCGGGGTTTCCGGTGGTGCCCGTCTTGTGCCGGTACCATGTGGATTCTCCTTCCATGGATGGGCATTGGATGAAGGTGCGTTGTCCTTGCTCAGAGATTTCTAGGTGGTGCCGGTGCCCGGCCATGAGGATGTGGGATGTGGTGCCGTTGTGGAATTCTTGGCCGCGCCACCATTCGTAGTGTTTGCCGGTGCGCCATTGGTGTCCGTGGGCGTGCAGTATTTGTGTGCCGGCCACATCGACGGTGGTGGTCATTTCGTCTCGGCTGGGGAAGTGGAAGTGTAGGTTGGGGTATTGGTTGTTGAGCTGGTAGGCTTCTGCGATGGCGCGGCAGCAGTCCACGTCGAAGGAGTCGTCGTAGGTGGTGACTCCTTTTCCGAAGCGTACGGCTTCTCCGTGGTTGCCGGGGATGGATGTGATGGTGACGTTGGCGCAGTGGTCGAACATGTGTACGAGTTGCATCATGGCCATTCGGGTGAGCCTGATTTGTTCGGTGAGGGGTGTTTGTGTGCGCCAGGCGTTGTTGCCTCCTTGTGACACGTATCCTTCGATCATGTCGCCGAGGAAGGCGATGTGGACCCGTTGCGGTTTGCCTGCCTGTTGCCAGTAGTGTTTTGCGACTATGAGGGAGTGCAAATAGTCGTCGGCGAAGTGTGCTGTTTCTCCGCCGGGGATGCCTTTGCCGATTTGGAAGTCGCCTGCCCCGATGACGAAGGCCGCAGTGCTGTAGTCGGTGTGGGTGTTGTCGGCTGGTTTTGGGGGTGTCCATTCGGCTAGTTTATCGACGAGTTCGTCTACAGGGTAGGGGTTTGTTGCGGGTTGGTGGTCGATTATTTTTTGTATGGATCGGCCTGTTTCTCCGTTCGGTAAGGTCCATTCGGAGATGCGTGTGCGGCGTACAGTACCATTGGCTAGATTGTCGTCGATGGTGTCTGCTTCGTTGTTGTGGTTGGCTAGCTGTGTGAGTAGCCGGTCTATATTGTCTATCACTGGTTTTCCTCTTCTGTTTGTGGGGTGGTGTTGGCTTGTTTGCGGCGATAGTCTTTAATGACGGTGGCGGAGATGGGGTATCCGGCTTGGGTGAGCTGTTTTGCTAGCCATGAGGCGGGGATAGACCTGTCGGCGAGGACGTCTGCGGCTTTATCACCGTAGCGTTGGATAAGGGTTTCAGTTTTGGTTGCCATGATGTCCTAGGGGTTGTGTGGTGGGCTGCCATCCTGTGCGGCATTCGCCGTCGTGTCCTGGTTTGCGTGTGCACCATGAGACTTCGCCGGCATTGTGGATGATGGCACGGCCGCATATGACGTCATGTAGGTGTTCGGGAAACTTATCGTTGTTGTTGTCCCCGTACATGTCGATCACGTGTTGGGTTTTAGTAACCATCATGTCTCCTATGTGTGAAAGAGTGTGCAAATACTATGCAGGTGTCATGGATGTTTATGCGGGTATGGTTTTCATCACCTTGCTGAACGTTACTTGGTTACTGTACATCATCTGGGTGATTTCCTGATCCGTTTTGTCGGGGTGCTGTTTTCGCAGGTTTGCCCATTGGCAGGCGTTGTCGGTTTCCTGCTGTAAACGTGTCAGGTGTTGTTCGTTGATGATGTGTTTCCACATGGTCCATGACACGTCGAGCCGGTTAAGGATTTCGAGGGCTGGCACGTTGAACTGGTCGAGGAAGAGTATTTCCTCCGTGTAGTAGTCTTTTTCGTATTGGTCCCATCCGCTTCGGTGTCTGTTGGGCTGGTTTTTGGGGTAGGCTTCCCGGCAGATTTTGTGTAACCGTTTGGCCATGTCTTTGGGTATCCTGATGTCGGGGTTGGCGCGGATCATGGATCGCATCCCATCATAGGTGGTGCCCCAGGTGTGCATGATGTGGAGTGGGTCCACGCCGTCGGCCCATTTTTCTGCACAGATGGCGAGGCGGATACGCCTCCTGGCGGCCTTACTCGTGTCGCGGCGGCCGGGGATGGGGCATGTGTCGAGGGGGTCCATGATGTTTTCTATGCCTTTCTTAGAGTGATGTTTTGTTTGTCTGGTTTTATTGTAGCACTGTGTCTAGTGCTTGTGTCAACCCTGTTTTGCCTGTTTTCAGGTAGGTGTCTGTGACATCCCCGACAGTGAGGGGTACGTGTATGGCTTGGGGGAGTGCTGTTTGGAGTGTTTGGGCCATCTGGTCGCCTGCTTTGTCTGGGTCTGACCAGATGTAGATGTGGTCGTAGCCTTCAAAAAATTTGGTCCAGAAAGTTTGCCACGAGGTTGCGCCGGGTAGGGCTACGGTTGGCCATCCGCATTGTTCGAGGATCATGGAGTCGAATTCGCCTTCGCAAATGTGTATTTCGGCTGCCGGGTTGGCCATGGCGGCCATGTTGTAGATGGAGCCTGTGTCACCGGCCGGGGTTAGATATTTGGGGTGGTTGTGGGTTTTGCAATCATGCTGGAGTGAGCAGCGGAAACGCATTTTTCGTATTTCGGCTAGTCCGTCCCATGTGGGGTACATGTAGGGGATGGTGATGCACTGGTTGTAGTCTTCGTGGCCTGGTATGGGGTCATTGTCGATGTATCCAAGGTGGTGGTAGCGGGCTGTTTCTTCGCTGATGCCTCTTGCCGAGAGC